ACGATCCAGAAGCTGAAGAGAAGATCGGCATGTACCACGGTGGTATGCCTTGTGGTTGCGACGAAGGTCTTATGACTGATCCTGTATCAGGTAACGAAATACCTATCGGATCAAGCGCAGAGAATGTGCGTGACGATATTGAGATTATGATTTCTGAAGGTGAATACGTTCTGCCTGCAGATGTCGTTAAGTGGCACGGCTTGAGACATATCATGGATATGGAAGCTGAAGCAAAGATGGGCCTTATGGGCATGTATGCTCAAGGTCTGATCCAATACGTGGACGAAGAAGGAAGCGTAGAGGAAGAGGTGGAAGAGGCTGAAGAAGTTACCGAAACCCCAGAAGGCAATGAGGTCGAGGTAGCATCTGTAGAGGTGACTGAAGAAGAACCCGAAGTCAATGAAACTGAAGAATATCAGGAAAGTGAATACGGCACGAAGACTTCGCTGTATGGGATGATGAAACCTAAAAAGGTAGCGTTCATCTCGTAAACTTATTGGGCTACCCGTATTCGGCCCCCAAGGAAAAATCATGGCAAGATATAAACGTGCAGAAGAGGCAGACGATAGTCTGTCTTACAGTCAAGAACTGGAAAAAACACAACAAGTAGAAGCTGAACCCCAAGATGCAGAAGAAGCTTCGTTTAAGAAGCGTTACGGTGACCTACGTCGCCATATGCAACAGCTAATGCATCAAAAAGATCAAGAGATTGAGAATATTAAAAATCAGCTTGATACGGCTGCTAGGGGACAAATTAAGTTTCCTAAGACGGACGAAGAGATTGAGCAATGGTCGAAGAAGTATCCAGACGTTGCAAAGATCGTAGACACAATTGCTCGTAAACGTGCAAACGAAGTTGCTGAACATCTGAAGAATGGTGAGAAGCGTCTTGAGCAAATTGAGACAAGTCTGACCCGTCGTGAAGCTGAACAACAGCTTATGAAGCTACATCCTGATTTTGGGCAGATACGGCAAGACCCCGCCTTTCATGAATGGGTAGCCTTACAGCCAATGTATATTCAGGACGCACTGTATAAAAACAATACAGATGCTCAAGCTGCATCCCGTGCAATTGATTTGTACAAAGCAGATACAGGTAAGCGTAAGACCTCTGCTAACCCTAAGTCTGCAGCACAAGCAGTAGGACGTACATCTAGCACGTCACCTAGCCCACAAGGTGGCAAAGCACGTTTCTCTGAAAGCCAAGTAGCAGCGATGTCTGATCGTGATTACGAGAAGAATGAAGACGCTATCTTGGAAGCAATGCGCACAGGTGCTTTCGTCTACGACGTATCAGGTGCAGCACGGTAAATAAAAAAGCCAACAGTAGATAATAAAGACCATTTACTGTTGGCTATAAAAATGTTATAATGATTGTAGTAACAGATTCTTCTTAGTCTTTAAGTAAAGATTATGATGAGGTTGTTTCTTCAATCTCTAAACAGGAATAGGGCCTCAATTAAGACTACCCCTATCCCCTTTTTTCAGAAGAAATACGACAATAAGTCCACCAGTACGGTGAGGCCCGTTATGTGCTGCAACACATGGCGCACCCTCACATTAGTACTGCCACTCAACTGTCCTCTTCTGTGTTCTGTCCGAAGCGCAAGCTTCTAGCCATTTCACAAAGGAGACACAAAATGGCATTTCCAGTAGCATCAGGTTATGGCAACTTGCCCAATGGCAATTTCTCGCCAGTAATCTACTCTAAGAAAGTTCAAAAAGCTTTCCGTAACTCTTCTGTTGTAGAAGATGTCACAAACACTGACTATAGCGGCGAAATCGCCAACATGGGAGATAGTGTTAAGATCATCAAAGAACCCGACATCACTATCAATTCGTATAGCCGTGGTACTACATTGGCTACACAAGATTTGACAGATGCCGATTTCACTATGGTCATCACTGAAGCGAACTACTTCCAGTTTGCAATGGATGACATCGAAGAAGCGCACTCACATGTGAACTTCATCGATTTGGCAACAGATCGTGCAGGCTTTAAACTGCGTGATACTTTTGACCGTGAAGTTCTTGGCTATATGTCAGGTTGGGATTGGGATGGTTCTGCATGGGGTCGTCGTACTGCACTAGATACAGGTGGTACAAAAGCTGACTCAACTGCAGGCAACGACGAATTACTTGCGGCACACAAACTCAATATCACCTCATTTGGTGGCAGCGATCTTGGTGTTGAAGCAGAAGTAACTTCTATCCCAGTTGCTGCAGGCGGTGGCGCAGGTGCGATCACTTCCCCTCTAGCAGTCCTAAACCGTATGGCACGTTTGCTAGACGCAGCTAACGTCGATACAGATGGTCGTTGGGTTGTTGTTGACCCTGTCTTCAAAGAAATCCTAATGGATGAAGACGCAAAATTGGTCAACGGTGACTACGGTGGAGAAGGTGAAGTACGCAATGGTCGTCTTCCAGGCACCATCCGTGGCTTCCGTGTCTACACTTCAAACAACCTTCCATACGAAGGTACAGGCGCAGGTACATCTGCATCTGCAGGTTCTGAAGCAAACTACGGTGTTATCGTAGCGGGACACGACAGTGCGGTAGCGGTAGCGGATCAGATCGCAAAGACTGAATCTTTCCGTTCACCAGACACATTCGCAGACATCGTCCGTGGTATGCAGCTTTATGGTCGCAAAATCTTGCGCCCAGAAGGCCTTATCACAGCGAACTACAACTTGGCTTAATTGCCTACGGGGGCAGGCTTCGGCTTGCCCCTTCACTCTATTTAGGGGTATGTAATGCCATCTAGTTATATTGATCTTTGCAATAAAACTTTGCGTCGTCTGAATGAGGTGGAAATCTCTGCAGACGATTTTCCGACTGTACGTGGTGTTCAGGCCCTAGTTAAAGATGCGGTTAAAGCAGCGATAGCTAAAGTAAACCAAGCTGAATATGGTTGGCCTTTCAATGCTGCAGAACATACACAAGTCCTGACTGCAGGACAGACAGAATACACATGGCCCGATTATTTTAAGGTATCTGATTGGAACAGTTTCCAGATACAAAAAGATGATAGCCTAGCAGTCACCTATAAGACTTTAAAATCTATAGACCGTGATGAATGGTATAGAGACTATCGTGATGATGATTATGATGCAGGAAGCACAGGCCGTGCTGTTCCTGATTTTGTCTTTCCTAGCCACGGTAATGGTTTCGGTGTTTCGCCTTCTCCTGACAAGGCCTACACAGTTAGATTTAGATACTATCAAAACTACAGTGACCTAACAGCGGCTACTGACGTAACCCGCATTCCTGAAAGTTTTGATACGGTAATCGTAGATGGTGCAATCTATCACCTCTACATGTTCAAAGATAACCTTGAGGCAGCAAGTGCTGCCTTTACTGCTTTCCAACAAGGTATCAAAGACCTTCAGACTTTGTACATCAACAACTACCAGTACATCAGTGATACAAGGGTCAAATTTTAATGGCAGACCGCATTGATAGTTTCAAAGTCATATGCTCTGGCGGTCTAAACTCAAACGAGAATCATCTAGACCTATCAGACAATAAGCCTGGGGCTGCAACCCGTCTGGTGAACTACGAACCGTCGTTGTTTGGTGGCTATAGACGTGTTGAGGGCTTTGAACTTTATGATGCAGCTTATCCTGAAGTAGATGACGTTAACAACGCAGGTAGCGCAGAAGGCAAGGTACTAGGACTAGCGATCTTTAAAGACGACGTTTCTAATCTTACAAAGATCATTGCCGCTCGTAAGGATGTAGGGGCTACGACATATAGCTTCTACTACTACACTCCACTTATTGGATGGAGGCCTTTTACCCTAGATCACAGTATCGTTAGAAACACGACAGATGGTGTCCGTACTGTTGAAAAGCTTCGTCACGTATCTTTTAACTTTGGTACAGGTAACCGTATTTGTTTTGTAGACGGTGTTAACCCTGCTATTGTTTATGACGGTCAGCATTGGGAAGAACTAAGATCAACAGGCACAGGGGGAAACCCCGCTGATGCAGGCCACACAACAAACACAGGTGGTGGTGATCAGTGTCTAGATGCACCTGCACTTGTAGACGTATTTGCTAACCATCTATTCCTAGCAGGGGATGAAACTAATAGAGCGACAATTGCTCACTCTGCCCCTACTAACAGTGCATCCCCTTATGGATATTATGACTTCACTAACGCCAATGCGGCGGGACAACTAGCTTCAGGCTTTGATGTCGTTCAGATCAAACCTTTCCGTGACAACCTATTTGTATTCGGAAGCAACGGAATTAAAAAAGTAGCGGCAGACGTTACATCAGGTTTCGTAACAGATCAGGTTACAGCTAACGTCGGATGTATTTCCCGTGATAGTGTGCTTGAGATTGGCGGCGACTTGATGTTCCTAGCACCAGACGGATTTCGCCCAGTTGCAGGTACAGCCCGTATTGGTGACGTTGAACTGGAAACAGTTTCTAAGTCTATCCAAGGCCTACTGGTTAACACAATCCAGAACTTTGATATGGATACCATTAACGGTGTTGTTATCCGTTCTAAGTCACAGATCAGATACTTTGTTGGCGATGATACAATCGATACCCCAGACAGTTTAGGTATCATCGGCGGCTTATCAGACAGTACGGGTTCTATCTCTTGGGAGTTTGGTGAACTACTAGGTATCCGTGCTTCCTGCGCTACGTCTGATTACATTGGTACTGAAGAGTTTGTTTTACATGGTGATTACGACGGTAAGGTTTATCGGCAGGAACGTAACACCACATTCAATGGCGCAGACATTGTTGCAGTATACGCAACGCCATATCTAGATTTCGGTGAAACAGAAGAACGCAAAGTTCTACGCAAGATAAACACTTTCATCCGTGCTGAAGGCCCTCTGGAAATGAACCTTTCCGTAGCTTTCGATTGGGGTGATTACAACACTGCAAGACCTTCAACGTATAGCCAAGCATCAGAAGGTGGTCCCACAGTCTTTGGGGGCCGAAACATTACCTACAACGGGGCCAACGTGGTCTACGGGGGTTCGTCTAAACCAATCATGACCTCAGATATTCAAGGGTCGGGTTTCTCAATTAAAGCGACGTATGTGACGGTAGGAGATTTTGAACCCTACTCAATCCAAGGGATCGTCTTTGAATATTCTACCGCAGGGAGAAGATAAACATGGCAGGTTATACACGCCAGAGTATCGCATCGATCATTAACGGTGAAGATATTACAGCACCGCCACTTACGGCTGAATTTAACCAGCTTGCTGATGCTTTTAACGGAAGCACAGGCCACTCGCATGATGGCACTACAGGTAATGCTCCTAAGATTGATCTTACCACTTCGGTAACAGGATTTCTTCCTGCAGTGCATGGCGGCATTGGTGGTAAGAATAACTTCGCTGCTACTACAAACCCACTAGCTACAGACGATGCCGTAGCAGGATATGCCCCAGGGTCTATGTGGGAAAACATTAACACTGGTCGAGTGTTTATCTGTGTAGGCAATACGTCTAACGCAGCCGTTTGGCGTGAACTGGTACAGATTATTAGTTCTAACAAGATTGAGCCTATTGCCCATGACACTATTGACCTTGGTACACCAAGCGTTCGCTTCCAAGATTTGTATTTGTCTGGTGGTATCTCTGCATCAGGTAACGCAGCTATCGGCGGTACACTGGCAGTTTCAGGTGCTACCACACTAAACAGCACACTGCAGGTGGTTGGAACTACCCTGCTAAATGGTAATGTTACTTTAGGTGATGCAGATACAGATAATATTACATTCTCTGGTGAAGTAATCTCTGCAATCACGCCAAGCACAACAAACGCCTATGATCTTGGTACATCTACAAAAGAATGGCGTGATCTATACCTAGATGGTACAGCGCATGTAGATACCCTCGACGTAGACGAAAACGCAGGCATTATAGGTAACCTAGAGGTTACTGGTAACACAACGCTTACAGGCACACTGGGCGTGACAGGCGATGCGACTGTAGCCAACTTGTCTGCTACAGGAACAACCACAATTACCTCTGTAGACCTAAACTCTGGTGCTATAGATGGTGCAGTTATTGGTTCTGCATCACCTGCAGCGGGTACATTTACTACACTAAATGCTAATACTAGCCTGACTGCAGCTACAGCCGATATTAATGGCGGTACATTAGATGGCGTAACAATTGGCGGTACAACCTCTGCACCTGCTACAGTCACTAGCTTGACTGCCACAGGTACTTCAACGCTATCTACTGTAGACATTAATGCAGGTGCTATTGATGGTACGACTATTGGTGCTACTAGCCATACGACAGGTAAGTTCACAACGCTTCAGTCTACTGGCGCAGCAACACTTGCTACAGTCAATATAGACGGTGGTACAATCGATGGAACTGCTATCGGTGGGTCTGCAACCTCATCAGGTGCTTTCACCACTGTATCGGCTTCTGGTGGCTTCACAGGCGATCTTACGGGTGATGTAACAGGTAACGTCACAGGTAATGTTACTGGTGCTATTACAGGTAACGTAACGGGCAACCTAACTGGTAACGTAACATCTAGCGGATCGTCTTCATTCAACAACGTCACTATCGACGGTACGT